CCCCACTTCTGCCTAAACGTCTCCCCGTCACGGCCTGCCTGGACCGCGAGCTCGCCGTGAGTCGTCGAGTTCGCGAGCGTGTTACCCACGCGAGGCCCGGGTACGATGATGACCCCGCTCAGCTGGCGGCAGCGCCACTCGAAGTCCGTGTCTCCCCACCACCACCGGAAGCTCTCATCACCTCGCAGTCCCACCTCACCGCGTGTCACGAAGGCCCAGGGACACATGCGTCGCGCGAGCTCGCCGTCGGGTGTGATCTTTACCAGCGGGACGTCCACCGGCGCGTGTGAGGCGGTGCTCGCCGCGGCGTACGGACCGGAGCGCAACGCCGTGGCCACCGTGTCATACCAGCCCGCCGGAACGTCCGCGTCATCGTTGAACAGGGCCACGTCCCACTCATCGTAACCGGTGCCGTGGGCGTGCTCGGCGGCCATGTCGAGGCCGACGTTCCAGAGTCGGTAGAGGTTGGGCGGCTGCTCGTCGTCACGGGCTACCCGCGTGAACGGTCCGTACCGTTGTGGGTCGACCGGCGGCTCGGACGCGTTGTCGACGATGACCACGTAGTCGGCCTGTGACGTGAGCACGCCCACCAGGCGGTCCAGTTCGGCCGGCCGGTTGTGCGTCGTGATCACCGCGTAGCGCGGCACCTTCGCAACGGTCACAGCACTACTGTACCACAACTAAAGACCTAGACGGTCACGTGGTGAGAACGGCCGTACGCTCCACCATGAGGTATGACTGGGGTCGGACGCTGGCCGCCGAACCGCTGACCTCGCTGCGAAACTGGACGGTCAGAAGACCCTCGGTCGCGGCCATGATGTAGCCCGAGACACGGGCCGTGACCACGCTGGCGACCGTGTCGGCGGACGCCCACCCGGCGGCCTGGTTGACCTCGGGAAAGACGCGGCTGTACGTGGTGATGGCGCTGCCCTGGATCCAGCCGATGAAGTTGCTGTCCTTGACGGTGCCCGTGTACGTCAGCTGGAACTGGATACCCGTGGTCGTCGCCGCCGTGGAGTACAGCATCGCGCAGTCGACGTAGTAGTTCTTATCGACGCGCAGCGGGATGCTTGCCATGCCGGTGGGTGTGACGAACGTGGTGTTGCTGCTGTTGTCCGTCTGCGTCGTGCAGCGGGTCAGGCGCTTACCGAAGTCGATGGCCGCCGCGAAGCCGATCACGTAGCACGCCGCCGGCGGCACCTTCATGACCATGACACGGTCGGTGGGGTACACGTTGTCGACGAGACACGCCGCGCGTACCTCCTCGGTGTCATCACCGTCGAACCGCACGGAGGCGGACCCAAACTCGATCGCGATGACCGTCGCCGGCCGGACCTCCCAGGTCAGCTTAAGTGCGTCGGCGTTCTCGGTCAACGCGGGAACGAGGGCGTCCTGCCCACCCAGCCCGCTCTCGCTGGATTGGCCACCCGGTCCCGGCTGAGTCACTGGTACGACCTCCGTAGCACGTGTCGCATCTCACTACCCTCCTCCAGTGGCAGTGACCAGCTCAACTCTAGCCAGTTCTCACCACGGAACCGGATCACATCATATGAGTCGTGTCGTGGGTCCGGCGGCGTCGAGACCTCGACGCGCTCCGCGGCGAGCGTGCGCAGTCCGATCGCCTTGGCGATCGCGGCCGCCTGAAGCGTCGAGTTGACCTGCGTGGTCACCGTCTCCTGGGAGACGAAGCCACGGTTGACGATCGAGAACGGCGCGGACGCAGGAATGTCGTACGTGCCGACGATCGGCGACTGCGCGATCGAGACGCCTGCGTTGACCGCATCATTAGAGACCACCACGATGCGGTTCGGCAGGTTCAGCAGGTCGCTCGGCCGGCTGATCGAGTCACGAATGACGAACCTACGCTCATCCCAGTCGAAGTTCGGCGCCACGTCCGCCGGGTCAAACACCCGACGCAGGTGCAGCTTCCTGTCGTTGCCGAACCACGGTGACAGGTAGTCGCCAAACTGCGCCAGGTCACCGATCACCGAGCCGCGTCGTGTGCCCTGGGTCCACGTGCCCGCACTGTAGTACGGCGTTGGCTCGGCGACGATGTCCACGTCGATGTCGCGCAGTAGTCGCCGGACGGCCTCATCCACGCTCTCCGAGATGCCTGTCCAGATCGTACTGGGTAGGATGCTGAAGCTGGTCTCCAGTGGCTGGTCCACCCGGAACATCTCGTCCAGCAACGTCGCGGTGCCCCAGTCACCCGCCGTGGTCTCCAGTACGGTGAGGTCGCTGAACATGAACCGGCCGAGTGGGAACTCGAGGTCCTCCCCGAAGACCATGAACAGGTCTATCCGGTCACGGTACTGGTTCACGTCTCCGATCTCATCAGGCGTGATCACCACCGGGTTGATCATACGCTTGATCGTGCGTCCGGTGTCGTGTGACAGCGTCGGAGTCGCGCCGCGATCGGGATGGATCTCACCCTTCCGGATCCCGGTGACTCCGTCCAGCAGCTCCCAGCGGAACGTGGCCATCCGTTGACCAACACACTCGTCCAGGTTGACCCGTGACGTGCTTCCGGTCGCGTCGGGGGCGTCCGTGATCGTGAGCGCACGCGCCCAGCGGGACTGACCGCCCTCGAAGTCCGCGTTGAACGTCTCGGGAGCGTCACCTTGTGACACGGTCAACGACTGTGCCGTGTCACTCTCGCTGACCTGCGTGATGACCTGCAACAGTGGGTCAACGCGGGTTAGGCCCTGCGCGGTGTCGGTCTCGTTGACCTGCGTGATCCCAATCAACTTCGGGTCCACGAGCGTCAGTGACTGCGCGGTGTCGGTCTCCGTCACCTGCGTCGCGGTCACGGTCGTGACCTCGGCCGCGGTGATCGTCTGTGCGGTCTCGCTGTCGGTGACCTGGGTGATCTCAATGAGCTTAGGATCGACCGGCGTCAACGCCTGCGCGGTCTCCGTGTTGGTGACTTGCGTCACGGCGATGAGCTTTGGGTCGACGACCGTGAGACCCTGTGCCGTGTCCGTCTCGGTGACTTGGGTGATCGAGATGACCTGCTCGGTCGGCTCTGCCAGTACCTCGAAGTGGAACGCGATCAGTGACGACGTCTGGTCCGTCGTGAAGGTGTCACCACCGTAGTTCCCATTCGCCGCGATCGCCCGGTACGCCCCGCCGTAGCGCAGGTTCTGCGACGTGCCGACCGTCCGGTTGGTGGCATGAACGGCACTCGCGTCCTGCGTGTAGTCCGCGTCAGGCGTGAACTGCGAGGGAATGCTGGTTCCGCTGGGCACCCGGGCGTGGTACAGCGCACCCAGCATCGAGCCGGCGAGGACGCCGGTCAGGTTGGCGAGGTTGAACGACGTCCCGGACGTCAGCGTGACACTGTTCTGGCCGATGGGCGTTCCGACCAGCAGACCACCCCGGAAGATGAGCATGGTCCAGCCACCGGTGATGCTGCCCGAGAAGCCGATGGTCGGGGCGGCGTCCCCACCCTGCAGTCGTCGGTAGAACGCGTACGCCCGTGACGCGGTGCCCTGCGTCTGTGGGTTCGTCACACTGGGCAGCGCCGTCCAGCCCGTCGTACCCGAGTTCAGCGTCAGTGAGTTTCCGCCAAACCCGGAGAACAGGACCGCGACGTCGTTGGCCTGCCAGCTCGCGTGAAATGATGTGGCCTGTGACGTGTCGGTCGCCGTCCCCGAGTTGCCGGAGGTGGCTCCGACGAAGGAGACGGCCACAACTACGTCGCCGAGCTGGCGCGGAAGAACCCGGCGGTCGGGATCTGGGCCGTGATGTCCGAGCCGTCCGGCGTGGCCACGAAGTCGTGGTGCGTCCACGGCAGGATCGCGGAGTCCGTACCGGCCGTGGTGTCCAGGTCCACGCCGACCACGAGGTCCTGCCAGCCGTCGCCGGCCGCGACGCCGGTCCAGGTCTGGTCCGGGCAGTCGATGTCCACGCGGTCGTTCGTGTCGTCATACGTCACCGTGACGCTGGACGCATCGGTGAGTGTCTTCCGCGCGTACCCGGTGTTCGTGACCTCGTTCGTGGTCCCGGAGACGATCGCCGCGAAGTCATCCTTGTCGCGCAGCGTCGCGTCCGACTCGATGCCACTGGTCGCGAGGATCATCACGATCAGCGCGGCGTTCGCGTTCGGCGAGTTGGCGTTGATCTCCTCGACGTACTGTGTACCTCGACCGAGCAGTCGGTTGTAGACGAAGTTACCCACGGTCAGTCCTCCCGTCGCAGGCCGTAGAACCAGTCGACCCGCGTGTTGCCCTCGGCGTACACCTCGGGCGTGACGAGATCACCGTCCGTGCCGTCGGCGACATACTTGTCTGGCTGGTGGACCACCGCGTAGCGAACGTCGCCGTCGACGGTCTTGAACACCAGCGCGTCGTAGTGAACGAACACGTGTGGCCGACCGGTCTGGGTCGAGTTCCACACGTGCTGCCGCGCACCGGCGGGTCGCACGACGGGCTGCGGGTTGACACCCTCCAGCCAGCCCTCGGCGATCGCGCTCGCCACCCAGCGGGTGGACACGTTGACCTCGGTAGGCGGCTCACCCTCGAACTGGATTCCCGCCAGTGGCCAGGGCTCCGGGTCGAACCCCGGCGTGTCCGGGTCGTAGAGGTAGCGCTCACCCGTCTCGGGATCCCAGCGGGTCTCCCGCCGTCCCGTGCTCCGGTCAGCCAGCTTACGTAGTCTCAGTACGGTCATTTACTCCTCCGGAAGTTCCACGACGCACGGCGTGTCTGTGACCTCGGTGATCGTCACCTGCGCCAGGTAGAGTCGGCGGTTGCGCTGGATGCGCCCGCTGGGTACCTGCACGGACGCGAGCCAGCGGTCACCGAGCTCGTTACGCACGCAGGTGTATGAGACGTTCTCCCAGGCCATGTCGCGTAGCGACCGGAAGCCGTCACGCATCCTTCCCGTGGTCACGGCCGCGTTCTGCACGAGTAGCAGGCGTGTGAACCGCTCACCACCGCGTTCGGTGGGTCTGAAGACCGTGACGAAGTCACGGTTGTACCGCTCCACGGCCTTGACCGCACCGGCCTCCGGAAACTCGAAGTCCTCGGACACGTCGCCGTCCCACGTCTGGACGTAGGCCAGGTTCGCGGTGCCGTCCTGGATCTCGTTGGTGGTGAAGATGAGCACCGAGTTGCCGTCGCTGGTGATGCCGTTGACGCCGGGTGACGTGAGTGTGCTGCTCTGCTCGTTGGACCACGAGCCGAAGAACTCGAGCACGTTGGCGACCCGAATGCGGTAGTAGCTCTCCACACCTACGCGTGCCTCGTAGTCCGCGTAGCCTGTGACGGTGCGTGACGTCGCGTGGAGGATCGTGTCCCACGTGTCGGGCTCGCCGTCGTCATCACGTCTCTGAAGCTCGTAGTAGCCGAATCCCGTCGCGGGAAGACTAAAGATGGGCAGCCAGGTCACCTGGTGGTAGTACAGCGACGTGGGTACGCACTCGGGCGTCGTGGCGCACTCCTGGCCGATCGACGTCAGCTCCTGCTCCGCGACGACCACCGCGAGACCGGTGACGGCCGGCGGATCCTGCGAGAAGATGAGCACGGCGTCGGCCGAGTCATCATTGGTGCCGTCCCACTCCAGCGTGACCAGGTCGCCGAACGGCGCGCCGTAGTTGGACGCGTCGGGATCGAACACGCCGCCGGCGACACCCGCGCCACGGCCGCCTAGGACCTGCCACTGGTTGCCGGCCGCCAGCCCCGTCGCGGTCCAGCGCCAGTCAGGCGACGTGGCACCGCTGGACATGCTGGGCACGAAGCCTGTGAACCGGAGTGTGACCTCCTTCCAGCCATCCACGATCTCGGGAAGCGCGTCGAACTCCTCGACCGTCAGGGTCACGGAGGCGCCGTTTGGGTCGTCCAGGCCGGTGAGTGTCAACGGCACGTCCGTGTCACCGAAGCGTCGTGCGTAGAAGCGCACCTGTGGGTACGGCGTCGAGGTCGACGGTCCGATCCCGGCTCCCGCGTAGACCTCCTGGATCGCCCGGCCGCTGCCGTAGATCGGTGCGCCGATGACCTCACCGTACACGTGTGACCCGGTGACGACCGCGGCCCGCGTGTGAAGCGATATGGCGGGCAGGACCTGGCTCTCCGCGACCGTCGGCACCCCACCCTCGCGTAGGCTGCGTGTGATCTGAAGTCCGGGATGACTTGGGAGCTCGTACAGCTGGCGAACCGCGCGCAGCAGTGGCTTGGCGCCGACGTTGTTTTGGGCGCCCATGTCGGCCATGCCCACCGTGACGGTGTACTGGCCGGGCGTCATCGCCACGCCGGTGACGGCCGCCGACGGCGTGCGGAGGTGAATCTTGTTCTGCCCCTGGATGAACGGACCCTGGGCCGCGGCGCTGGTCGGGTCGTATGCGGTGGTCGCCCGGCCACCGAACGCGATCCGGTTCTCCTCGCAGTACGTGATCTCCAGCGCGGCGTACGTGATGTAGACGATCTTAATGTCGCTGACGGACGCGCCCGTGATGATGTAGCCCGAGCTGTCGAAGAACAGCTCCAGCTCGTTGGTCGCACCGGAGCGGAACCGTAGTAGGTCATCGTAGACCCACGGGTACCGGCGCTGGTCGTCCAGCGAGATGCCCGCGTACGGGTTCGTGTTGCCGAGTGGTATCCGCATGTAGCCGGGAACGGTCTCCAGCGACGTGGCGACCGGCACCTGCTCCGCCAGGATCATCTCGTTGCTGCTCGCGGCGGTTGACTCACACTTGAGGGACAGCGACGTGGTGACCCCGTCCGGCGCCGTCCCCGCCGCGATGTACAGGAGGTCGACGTTGAGGATCCTCTTACCGCTCAGCTGGTTGGAGTACGACAGCGTGTCGAAGAAGACCGAGAACTCGGCGCCACCACCGGTGAGGTCACCTAGCAGGACGTACTTCCCGTCCGCCGCGTTGGCCAGCGCGTCGGCGATTGATGAGCCAACGATCGTGATGGAGCCCGTGCGGGTCGCGCCCCCGTTGCACGGTATGACCAGCTTCCGCGCGGGCCCGGTGTGGTCCTCCTCGCCCGCCCGGTAGAGCGTCACCATGTGACTCTGGAAGCCGAACTCCACCAGGGGAGGCGTCTCCATGAAGATGCCGCCGGAGACGACCGTGGCCTGGTGACCGATGGAGAACGTGTAGCCGAGCTCCGTGTCCACGTCCGGCTCGTAGTAGCTCTCCTTGATCGGCACCCACTCGTTGCCGAGGATGTACGGGGCGTGGGGGTTGTAGTTTCCCATCTACGCGATCCTCACGGCGGTCCGGACGCTTCGCTTAGCCAGTGTCTGGGCGATGCCGGTGCCGACGGCCTGGCCGGTCCGGAGCGCCTCCTGCTCCGTCGGTACGGCGCCCTGGAAGACGATCTGGACCGCCCCCTCCCCGAACGTGACGGTCTGCCCGCCGACCGTGTTGCCGGTGTTCGTGGTGCCACCGGTGACGTCAGGCAGGCTGCTGACGACCGCCCGGTTGATGACGTCTCGCAGGCCGAACGCCTCGTCCGTGGCGCCAACCCCGACGCCCTGCATGATGGGCCGGCCGACCTCGATGGCCGCCAGTCTGGACGGCGAGCCGATGCCCAGCGCGTCCTTCATGCCGTCCAGGATGCCACGGGCGATCCGCTTGGCCGTGTCAACCGCCGCGCTATAGCCGTTGCGGATGCCGCTGATGATGCCGTCCAGGATGTTGCGTCCGATGGACCGTGCCCGATCGGCCAGGCTGTGGAAGATCGAGATCACACGGTCGCGCAGGTTGCCGATCAGGTTGGCCGCCCGCCCGGGCAGCAGGTTGAAGAAGTTGATCACACCGTCGTAGAGCGAGCGCGACTGACCAACCGCGCCGTCCCGCGCACGCTTAAACGCGTTGACGACGAAGTTACGAATCGCGTCCAGCATGGCAGGAATCCGGTCACGCAGCGAGATGAGGAAGTTGAGCACCCCGGTGATGGCCCTGGAGATCGAATCGAGCATGAAGTCACGAGCGGACCTGAACCCGTTGATGATGAACTTGATGATCTCGACGAGGCCGGTGTTGACCCACTCGCGGAGCTTCAGGAACCAGCTGATGATCGTGCCGATGGCGAAGCCGATGGCGTGGGACACCCGGTCAATGTCCGTGATGAACGAGAGGAACGAGTTGACGAAGTTGAGCAGCGTGTTGAACGCGTCGCCGATCGCGCTGCCGATCCCCTTGAAGAGGTCACCGATACTGCCGAAGAAGTTGCCGACCTTGTCGAAGAACCCGTCTATCCCGTCGCCGGCCGCGGACGCCCACTCATCGATGTGCGAGAAGAACTCACCGATGGCCTTGCCGACCTTTACGACTATCTCGCCGACGAACTGCAGCGCCTCGAACATGCGAAGACTGATCCGAGCCATCTCACCGGTGACCACGATGGCGTAGCCTAGGAAGCTGACCAGGATCGGCAGTGTGTCGACGATCGCCTGGAGAATCTTCTGGCCGTCCGCGCTGTCGAAGAACGCCGTGAGACTGTCCGTCATCTTCGTGAGTGTCTGGATGAAGCTCGAGCCCTCATCACCCATGTCGCCAAACAGCGAGCTCAGCAGACCGAACACCGACTTGGTGAGCCCACCTAGGTCCTTCATGATCTGGAAGGCGTCCTCGAGGAACTGGTCGAAGTCACCGGACGACATGATCTCACTGAGGAACCCGCTGAGTGCGTCGAGACCCCTTCCGAGCGCGTCGAAGCCACGCTCCAGGAACGGCATGCCGTGTTCGGCGACGCCAAACAGCGTACCCAGCAGCTTAGTGATGTGCGGCGCGAGGTTGTCGATGATCCGCGCGGTGCTGGCGAAGATGTCCTTGAGGTCGTTGAGGATGTCGACCTCGCCGAGCAGCTCCACGATGTCGCTGGCCAGCCGACCCAGCGCGCCCCCGACGCCGCTCAACCCGCTACGCAGGACCGGCAGCAGCACCTCACCTAGTTCACGTAGGTCACCGCGTAGCGGGGCGAAGAACGACTCCTGGACGGCACGCTTCAGGTCATCGAAGGGCTTCTTAAGCGCCGCGACGTCACGTGCGACCACGCGTGCGCTAGGCGACAGTTCCTTGAGCGCCTCATTGATCTTTTCCAGGTCACCGCTGGCGAGCGCCGTCACGGCCGCGCCAAAGCCGTCGAAGGCGAGGTGAAGCGTGCCGATGACGCTGGCCAGTACGCCGATCGCACCGGGTAGCAGCAGCGCGATCGCACTGAGGTCGGTCAGGGCACCGGCGAGCGCGATGATGGCGGGAGTCGCCGCGGCGAGCAGCAGCATGAACGGTGAGGGTAGGATCGCGCTGATGTTTCGCAGGTGCGCGCCGATCGTGGACAGTGACTCGATCAGGCTACCGGCGACCGCACCACCGCCGACGCCGCGCGCGATCGACTCACCGGCGTCACGTGCCTCACTCTCGATGCGACGGAGGTCCCGCGTCGCGTCGTCCGCGAGGTCGTCGACCGCCCTCTTAGCCACCTCGGCGCCGGCGGTGATGGACGTTGCCATCTCCCTGCCGGCGTCATTCAGCTCATCCTCAATCTCACGTGCGAGGTGCTTGATCGTGGCCTCGACGTCCTTGGCGGCACGCTCGATGTCGCGGGCCGCCTTCTCCTCGCCACGGGCTTCGACGTCAACGTAGACGACGTCGATCGGCTGGCTCACCTACTCACACCCGCCTTCGCAGCGTCGCCGTGGCCATGATGCCACTCCGCGACGCGTAGTCATCGCCACGCCACCACGACGGTGGCGTGAAGCCCGCCTTCTCGTCGACCTGTGTGACGTGGTCAATCCGTGACGGACCGGTGAGTGACTCGTTGATCTTGTCGTGCTCCTTCGGGTCGGTGACCAGCAGCACGTAGTGGTGAACTAGGTCAATGAAACTGTATGTGGTGAGGGAGTCGAGGTGGACACCACGTCCGAGGAGCCACCCGTGGAAGAGGTGCCACCGTCGCCGCTGGGTGACCCAGTCGACGAGTCCGACGACGGCTGGGTAGGGCGCAGTCCGTACTTTTCCAGCAGGTAGTACATGATGGGGATGAGCTGGCGCCGGAGATCGATCGCGTCCTCACCGGTCGACGTGCCGCGCTCCCGGAACCGTCTGGCCGACTCGGGATACAGCAGCTTGTCGAAGAGATCGAAGAACGCGTCGTAGCGCTCACTACGCATGAGCTCGCCCATGGTCTTCGAGGTCTGCACGAGGTCCTGGAGCATGGGTAGACCCAGGAGCGCCTTCGCCTCGAAGACGTCATCATCGATCCGGAAGCGAATCTTCTTCGTCCTGATCGTGAAGTCCCGGATCTCCACGGGATCATCATCGTTCGGCGGTGGGACGGGAAACGCGATCGCGTTCGCGTTCATCGTGGGTGTCGTCACGCGGGTCCTCCTCGGTGCGGCCTCGGACTGTGTCAGCATACGCCGTCGTTGACCGTGATCATCCCCGGTACGGTTCCTAGCCGCGAGCCGCGCGCAGTGCGTCCTTGAGAAAGCGGTTTCGTCGCATACCCTTGACGGACCGCACGACGACCTGGCCGCGGAACTTACCCGTCTTAGCGCCGTACCTACTCGACGGGAAGACGAGTACCTTGGCCTGCCTAGGTGTGATCTTACGATGCCGTGGTCCGTAGATTCCCGTGCCCTCGTGTACCCACAGGGCGCGCTTCAGTCCACTACCGACACGAACGACCGGTGAGCCCGAGATCTTACGTAGCTGAACCTGGACGCTGGATCGTAGTTGACCCGTTCTGATCCGCTTAGGATGCGCAGCGCCCTCGCCACCGAGGAGCCGCCGAGCGCGAGCCTGGACCTTGAGCCCACGACGCAGCAGGTCCTTGCCCTGCGCGACGCGAAGTCGCCCAATGAGCTTCCCGTGGTTGACGGTCACCTCAGCAGCACCCCGCCGCGCCGATCCCGAACGAGTACGTCAGCTCACTTCCGCCGCACAGGCCCTCCGGGCCCACGCTGGTCGACGTACCGACGCTGAAGCCCGTGAGCCGCAGGGCGTCGTAGAGCTCCTGCAGGTAGCAGCGCACGGCCCGACGTGCGATGAACCGGTCGCGCTCCAGCCGGACCGCCTCGGCCAGTAGGACGTCACACGGCGGTGGGTTGCCGTTCTCGTCCACACCGGTGACGCACCGGACCAGCGACAGGGTCACGTTCACGATCATCTGGTTCGGCCCGCAGGGTGTCTGCGGCGTGTCCGCCGAGACGGTCGGGAACGCGCTGGACGGTGAGACGGAGGTCACCGTCTGGGCGAGCTGGCCGCAGTCACACGAGTCCCACGCGATGTCGCCGGGTACCAGCAGACACGTGCGATCCACACCCGCGTCGTCCGCCTCGAGGTCATCGCTGACGGCCTGTCCCGCGCCCGTGACGATCACCGCCACGGTCGTAAGTGTGTACACGTCCACTACGTCACGCTCCGGAGACGCTGCGGGTTGTCGATGTCGTAGACCCGGGAGCGCGTGGTGAGCGCACGTGGGTTGTACGTTGTGATGAACAGGTCCGGCGTGTAGAGACCGGTGCGACCCGCCTGGAAGACCTCGTTAGGATCCAGGAACGTGATGTTGACGCCCTGCCGGGACAGCGACTGGACGGGCTTGGGGAGTCGGCAGCTGGCGTCACAGAGCAGCGCCTTGGTGAACTCATCGGTGAGGATGCCGAGGGCGAGCTGTCCCAGCGCCGGAAGCGCCTGGCCGGTTCGGTAGGTCACCGACCACGTGCCGACCTCCGTGTCCGCCAGGTTGAGGTCGTTGCAGAGCGGCCACTCCTCACCACCTAGCCGGACGAGGTACCGCGAGTTGTCGAGCCGGTAGTCGGTGCCTTCGGTCAACACAACGCCGTCGATCTTGACGGACGTAACGTCGTAGACCGGACCGGGCAGTGCGATCTCGGAGACACGCGCGCACGAGCAGTCGGAGCCGCAGGACCCACACGTGATGTTGTACCACTCACCGGCGTACAGCGCCGGTGTGGGGTACGAGTTGTCATACGTCTCGAGCGGCGTTCCGGTCGCGATCGGCCAGGTGTCCCCGTAGCAGCTCTGCCGGCAGGGCCTGCGGGTTACCGTGCAGAGCCCAAACTGTCGTCCTGAGAGGCCATACAGGACCTCGGACGCCGCCTGCAGCGCCGTTCCGGAGACGGCGTACGCCCCGGTCGGTAGCGCGCAGGTGAACGTAGGCGTCCAGCCGTCGCAGTACGACGCGGCCGCCGTGGCCGAGTCGCCCAGCTGGATGATCTCACTCGCCGCGGCGTTCTCGTCGTTGGGCCACGTGACGATATATGAGCCAGCCGTGACGTTGGCCGGCACGGTGTACGCGTACGAGTATGTGCCGGTCGTGACGTGTGTGATGCCCGTCGACGTCGGGCCGAGGATCGCGGCGCCACCGGCCACCGGCTGGATCTTGATCTGGATGTTGGTGACGTCGACCAGCGGGCCACCCGCGTACTGGTAGAACTGCGCGACCAGCGGCACCACGTCACCGGGACGGTAGATCGTCATGAGAGGTCCCACCTCAGTCCGTCGAGGGGCAGGTGAACGGTCCCGCTGGATGTGCCGAGCGATGCCTCCACGACGAACGTTCCGTTGGTGTTGAGGTGACCGGAGGTCGAGATGTTGCTGCCACTACCGACGCTGCGAATGTTGAAGCTCTTCTCCGTGGCCGGGATGTGTGCCGCGTTGGCAACGATGAACAGCGTCGCACCCGCCGCGATGGTCACACCTGTTGCCCACTGCAACGTTCCTCGGTATGACACCCAGCCACGCTCCAGCGCCGTGGCGGGGTCCGCGGTGTTCGTGCGCTTGGTGATGTTCGTACCGAGGGTCACGTTCGTCCAGGACGGCGCCGACCTCACGGCCTGCCCGCCGACGCTCAGGCTCGTGGTTGCCTGCACGCCGTCGGCGATGACCGTGTTCTTGACCAGCACCCAGCCCGGCCGCGTGGCGTGAAGCGTTCCGTAGACCCCGAGCAGTGTCTCGCGCAGCGCCGAGTTGGACGGGTTCGTGGACGCCTCGAAGAAGATGTCCGTCGACCCGTTGGCGAACTCAAACGCACGACCACCGACGCGGTTGTCCGTCGACGGCAGCATCCGAGCCTCACCGTTGCCGTTCAGGCGGAACGTCTGGTTGGCCGCGTTAAAGACCCGAAGCAGGTCCGGGTTCGAGTCATTCGATGAGAACGGCGTGTTGATGCGTAGCCAGCGGTCGCTACCTAGCCACGCGATCACCTGCTCGACGGTGTTGTCCGGACCGAGCAGCACCACGCCGGTGCCGTCCGGCAGTGTTATCGTACGAGATGCGGTCGGCGTCGCCTGCAGTAGCAGCGCCGCCGCGCCGTTGAAGCGAACGGACTTCGTGCCTGCGGCGCCGTCGCCTACGGAGAACTGGTTCGCGCTCGTTCCCGTGCTGGTCGCGATGGCCGTGTTGCGTGCGGTGACCTCGGCCGTGTCCGCGGCGGCGCGTGTCGTCGTCTCCGTTGCGAGATTCGCCGCGACCACGTCGACGTACTGCTTAGGCGCCGCCTCCAGCGCCGCGTCCGGGTCTCCGGGAAGACCGAGGTCACCCGTCATGGTGTCCCCGGTCTTACTCACCTTACCCGGGTCGCCGCCCACGTATCCGACGGCCGTCAAGGCTGCCTCCCCTAGCTCAGGAGCACAGCCCCACACGTCGCGGTCGGCGGTGCCGTGGTCGTGATGTTGTATAGGAAGTGGTCCGTCGACTCCAGCGTGTTGCTACCCAGCCAGGAGGACGCCCCGGAGCGGGACAGCCACAGCGGACCGACCGCCTTCGTCTCCGCGACCGTGCTGAACTGGAACGGCGCGTTCTCGAACGTGAAGTCATTGACCTTCGCGTTGCCGACGTTCATGAACGCCCAGTAGACGTACTGCTGGTTGCCGGCCGCGTCACACGCGGCGGCGCCGACCACCGGCTGCCAGACCTCGAGCGAGTGACGAGCGGTCAGCTGTCCCTCGCCGAACGCCACACCGGTCCCCGTGACGGAGTTGGTGGTCAGCAGTCGCTCACCCGTGATGACCACGAGCGCGTCCGGGTCCAGCACGCAGAAGTTGCTGATCAGGTCCACGCGGGTCAGCTCGGACGGGTCCTTCTGGTAGACGCACAGCGAGCCGTCGGCCTTCCGCTGGGTGTGCTCCTCGCCGTCCTGGTACTGCGGTGACGGCTCGATGGACACGAACCCGTTGGTGACCACAACGGCGCTGGAAGCCCCCGTGACGGGGTTGCCGCAGGTGTCGAGCTTGATGAAGCGGGCGACTCGCGCCTGGATCGGGGAAACGCACTGCGCAACCACCGTGTTCCTCCTAGTTCGCCGATCCGGACGAGCCGGTTACCGATCCGCCGAGTGAGATGTTGATCGCCAGGTGGCAGCACTCCCACCCGAGCACGTAGGTTCGCTCGACCATGGCCTTGGCGAGGTTACTCTCGCGGTTGAACAGCGCCCCGGACGTGAGACGTGCCGGTCCGCGGTAGACGAACATGGCACCGGTTGCGTAGACGTACGCGGATGACGTGCTGGTCACGCCGGCCGGCGAGCTTCCCGTGTAGCCGGCGCCGAGCACGACCACGTGACCCTGCGTGGTGAGGTAGCGGTCACCCACGCGAATGATCAGTCCGGCCTCCGTCAGCGCCGGCTCCAGGGAGCGTGGCACGTGGATGACGCCCACGCCGTCGTAGCAGTCGGCCAGCGCCGCCTGCAGTCGTCCCATGCCCTCGACGACGTCGTACGTGCCACTCCCACCGCTGACCAGCGTGGCCGCCGTCTGCAGCGTCACACCGCTCTCGACCAGCGCCGTGTCCTCGGCGAGGTGGGGGTACACGACGGGTTGTCCCGCCGCGAGTCCCGTCCAGAACGCCCGCTCGACCTGCCACTGCTCGGCCTGCGTGAACACCCGGTCGATGTCGACGTCCGAGCGGTTCCAGAAGCCGGGTGCCGAGCAGTCGATCTCCGCGTAGACGGTGAACGGCGTCGCGCCTCGCCGGGCGTACCCGGCGGTGGCGACACGCTCTCCCGGCGCGGCGACGTCCAGGCCGGCGGAGCCGGTGACGGCGAAGCACTCGTCGAACGTCGTGCTGGCCTCGGCGCACACTGACTCCCACTGAACGCCGACCTCCCAGTGACGATCCGTGGGTGTCACGGGTCGTGTCACCGGCGCCAGCGCGGACAGCAGTCCGAATGACAGTGGGGTGAACGTCGGCGCCTCAACGTTCAGCCTGGGCCTAGGCACCGACGCTCACCTCTTCTCCACTACGATCACACGGGGTCAAGCGTGAGCTGATCAGGCGACGTGGCACTCGGTGCAGGTACCACCGGTCAGGCCGCCGACGCAGACGGGCATCGTGTACCGGCGCGACTCGTGCCCCATCTTGGCGATAAGGTGGCACTCCTCGGTCCAGGCCGCGGTGTGGTCGTTGGTCTCGTTCAGCACCGAGTCCCGCACGACGCCGAGGTCCAGCGTTAGGCCGTTGCCCCGGACGAACGTACCCGCGGCGTAGATCAGGAAGTCGATCGTGTCCGGCCACGCGGTGAGCGCGGTCGAGCCGCCCGGCTGGCCGGCGGTCCGGACCTGCCAGTCCGAGACCCACTGGATGCGCACCCGGCGCGTGCTGAACAGGTTGTCGATGTCCGCGTTGGAGAAGTTCGTCGGGTCGATCCCGGTGCGTCGGCCGAGGTCGGAGCGGATCGCGTCGCGACCCCAGACGGGAAGCAGCACCTCGAGAACGTCATCGTCGCACATGCCGTACCGGATCCGGTAGTCCTGCGCGGCCAGGCCGACGTAGTCGGGCAGGTCCGAGGAGATCGCCCGGCACGAGCCGGTCGGGATCGCGATCGCGGACGTGGACAGCGCCACCATCTGCGTGAGGTACCGGGCGTTCATCGCGTGGAAGTGCGCCGAGAGCAGCAGCGACAGGTAGTTGCGCGTCGCCTCGGGGAACGCCGAGTCGGTCAGGTTGCCGGCGGTCAGGCAGATGCCGTAGCACTCGAGGCGGGCCTCGTCGAAGTCGGCGCACGGCACGCGAACGCACGGCTTGGTCGGCGACCCGGTCGCGGCCAGGATGTCGCTGGCCTCCGTCCACAGCCACGGGTTGGTCGAGCTGGTGAAGGTACCCGTGTAGACGTCGGCGAGCGACGGGGAGACCGGCCAGGTGATGCCGCCGCGGGTGATGCCGATCGTCGGCAGGTCGACCATGCCGTCCTGGCACGCGATGTTGAAGAAGTCATAGCGCGTCTCGGACGGGGCGCACCAGCCGCCGGCGGCGACCAGCGAGTCGATGCGCTCGGGCGACCGGAGCTCACGGATGATCGCCTCGAGCTCGCCGGGCTTGGTTCCGGTGCCGTCCACGACGTGATCGAAGCGGTTCTGGATCGTGGCCACGGCCTGGAAGCCGGGCCGGCCATTGGTCGTGACCAGGCTGCGGGCGTGCGACTGGACGGCGGACACCAGGGTGTCTACGTTGTCGATCCGCTGCCCCATCACGATGCCGGACGCGGGGGCGGCGGCGACGATCGTCAGCTCGCTGTCGCCGGTGCTGCGACCGGGTACGGCCGGGGCACGGTCGCGAACCTGGGCCAGCGACGGGACCTTGGCCGGTCCGCCGGCGGTCACGGCGTCCCCGCCGTCGACCTTGTCACCGTTCTTGTCCACGATCTCACCCTCGACCACGTCACCCTTGTCGTTGACCACGGTGGTGGCCGGAGGCCGGAGCTTGCCGACCCGCTTGCGCGCCGCGGTCACGGTCTCGGTGCGGCTCTGCGCGGCGACCCGGCTGGCCTCGAGCGCGGCGTGGGCCTCGGTCAGGCTCTCCAGCTGACCGGCCAGTACCTCGAGCTGCTGGACACCCGCGTCGTCGATCTCGTCGTTCGCGGAGAGAGTGTCGAACTCCGCCAGTACCGTTGCCTGAAGGGCGGTCAGTTCGTCCGCGGAAAGTGAAGAGAGATCCTCGGGAAAGACCACAGCCTCGTTCTTCTCGTCCACGTGTCTCTCACTCTCGGTAGTGTGGACTCTCAAACGGTGGTGCGGCCTGAGGCCATAGTAGCACGTTCGACATCATTGTGTAGTGACGCCCGGTGACGTGATGTACTAAGTGACGAAAGAGGCCCCGGGGTGTACCCGGGGCCTCTCACTGCGACGTTTCCCGAGGCTACCTGGGCTGCGTCGCGCCGGCGAGCTGCTCGCGCTCGGTCACAGTGTTGGCCGCACCGGCGACCAGAGCCTCGACCTGCTCACCAGACGGCTGATCCTGCGGCGTCTCGGCCGGCGGAACGTTGGCGGACGTCATCTGAGCCAGGCGCCGCTTTCCGCAGTTGCACCCCACGAGGGCCTCCTCTCGGAATCGGCGCACCGTGCGCCGTTATCTCACTACTGTAGCACGAGTAAGCTATTTAGGTCCGATCATCGAAATGGGGAAGCCACCCCCACCACCTTTACGCTTCAGTTCCACGAGCTTGGCACGTGTGCGCTGTGTCTTATCATAGTCCACGGTCTCAGCGTTGTTAAGCGCGACATCGATCTTAACCTTGTCGGCGGCTGACAGACCACGGTAGTCGTCAGGTGACATTTTGTCGATAAAGTCCCAGTACTCCTCGGCGTGAGCGGCGTTTCGCACGCCACCGTTGACGCCCCTAAGAAACTCCGGAATCTCCGTCGGTGTGGCGGCGGGTGGTGTGGACTTACTGCGTGAGGTTCCCTTTCGTCGAGATGCACGGTTGTCACCACGCTCGTTGAGTTCCTCGATCGCGATGTTCATTTCGTCACGAGCGCTCTTCGCCGCCTCGGTCTTACCCTCACGCTCATACGCTTGTGCGTTAGCGCGGCTGTGCTGGATCTCCTGATCGAGCTGGTCACTCGTGAGCTTCTTCACACGCTCCTTGTAGCCGCTGCGCGTGGTACCGCTACCACCTACGGGGTCGCCGTCACGGTTGCCGTGTGACTTCTGGTTGTGCGTCCCGTGGAACGCGTCCACGTGACTGCGAAGCTGCCTAACACGTACGGCACGCACAATGGCCGCTGCCCGCTCTCGCGGCGACGGCCCCTCCTCGAACTGGACGGGAACGCTCGCTGCCACCAGCTGACCCTCCTCCACGTGAACGCTCGGCGCGGTGCGCGCCATGGGAAATCCCGGCACCGGAACCAGCAGGGCCGCCGTGAGCTCGCGCCAGCCCGACTTGTCCAGGTGCGGCCGCCAGTCACCGGACAGTCGGCAGGCGAGCATGCGCCGGACCTGGTGCGGCGTCACGTCGGGCAGCAGTGCTCCCGCCACCCAGACGCCGTTCTTGTTCTCGCCCACGCGCGCGGTCGCGACCAGCGAGCACGTGTTGTCGTAGTGCTCCTTGGCCTGCGCACTGGTCAGCGGGTACTCGGTCGAGGCGTGGCCGCAGCCCATCGTGATCGCACCGGTGGTCACCCGGCCGCCGTCCGCGACGATCGTCTCCCCGCCGTGGAACCGTGTGTAGTCCACGTTCCGCAGCGGCACGGTCACGGACCGGTCCCCGAACGAGCGGTGGCGGACCCCGGCCGGTGCCAGGTAGCCATACACGCGGCCCTCGGCGGTCACGGTCAGCGCACCGGTCGCCGGCACGTCCAGCGGCTCGTCGAACCACTCACGCGGCGGGGCGTCGGTGATGTGAATGGTGCTCGTGGCCGCGGTGATGGCGTCCAGCTGCTCGCGCACCCGCTGGTCTGGGTCGCTGGTCAGTTCCAGCATGAGCTCGTCCACGGCCGCCGCGGTCAGCACCTCGTCCGTCAACTCCAGGCGCGCCTCGGTGAAGGCGGGAATCTCGACCATCGTCGACGCCCGGATCCGCCCCCGGCGGTAGATCGTGAGCTCCGGCTGGGCGAAGAGGTTCACGACACGCGGGTTCGCCTTGTCAGCGCCGTCATCCTCGGTCTCATCCTCACCGTGACCACCGGTGCCGTGTGCCGCGACGGGACCGGCGGTGCTCTCCGGGTAGATCAGCTGGACGTCCGAGCCCTTGATGGAGTCGACGTCCACCGAGTTCCCGCGCATGTCGCCTTCCAGCATGCGCCGGTAGACCTCGAGACCGTCCGCGTTGTTCAGGTCCAGGACGCCCTCGCCGTGAATGAGGAACACGTTTGCCCGCCCGCTAGGATCCGGCTCGCGGTAGATGCGGTTGATCGTACCCACACGCACCGACTCATCGCCGTTGCCGCCGTGGCTGGTCACCCGCTGCCACATCAGCGGCAGCGGCGGCTCATCCCACGTGAGCCCGTTAGCCGCGAACATGCGACCGTCACCGGACTCGATGCCCTCGACGGTGAGGACTCCGCGCCACGGCGCGGTGCGAGGCTTGGCCGGCTGGACGAGACCGTCGTACGCGTCCTCACCCTCGGATGGCATCTCATCGTCATCCATGCACTTGCCGTTGGGCATCCGGTGCGTCCCAGGCGGGCAGTCACCCTTGCCGACGCCGGCCGTCAGCGTCTCGGCACTCGCGTCGGCGTCCACGTCCACCCCGATCTCCCTAAGCGCGGCCTTGATCCGCGACTTAATCTTCCTAAGCTGCTCCGGTTCATACTTGCCGGCGTTCCGCTCCTGATTGATGTATGACCAGGCGGCACGGATGTGCTCCTCCGTGTCGATCGGGTAGCGCTTCCGACCGTCACTCTGGTAGCCGGGATCGGCGTACTTGACGTCGCCGTACGGCTCAGCGGGATCATCATCGTCGGTGGCCGCCGTAATAACCTCACCCGACTCGGTGGTCTTACCAGGATGCGGGTGCATACTCTTACCGGTGGCCATGCGGTGGTACTCCTGACACAGGCCACCTGGGTCCTTGACGTACTTATTCAGGTGTCGAATGCAGCGGGTGCCGTCACCCTCGGTTCCCCACCGGATCTTAGCCGCGCCGGGGCCGTGTACCCAGTACTCGCGAAGCTGGTGGCCGGGACCGCCACCGGGTAGGTTGACGTCACGTTCCTGCGCGAACGCCCGCCAGTCCAGCAGGACGTTCGGTACGATCGGCGCGCCCGCGTCCGTGAAGGCGAGCGTCTCGGTGTCGACACCGTCTGTCATCTCACCGTGCTCCTCCGCACTAGGTGATGACGGTAGTGTACCACGTTTACCCGCTCGTGGCGCGTCGACGACCTCCTCGTCACGTGGCTGACTTGGATTGAACTCAGCGGTCACCGCGTAGTCACCCAGCGGGATGTCGTAGTTGTCCCCGCCAAACGCCAGCCGCACACGGTCAAACGTCACCGGACCCACGCGGTCAACCAGGTCACTGACGTCCGCGTCGTTCGTGTATACCAGCGTCACGTGAGGCACCCACGGTGAGTGCGGCGTGGGGTAGTTGACGCCTGCCTGCGTGAGCAGCTCATAGACGTCGTGTGCGATCACGTCGTGGGCCCGCTGCAGAAGACTTCCCGACACGCCGAGAGCGACGCACGCCTCCGGACCGTCATCAGCCTCGCCGGTGCGCGGGTTGATCACCGCGAGGGCGAACCCCGCCGCCGTGATCGTCGGCAGTCGTGCCGCGCACTCGGAGACACAGTCGACCAGCGACTCACGGACCTCAGGCGGTATCAACGCGGCCTGGCCGAGGTAGCAGATGGTCAGGTGAAGTTGCTCGGCGTCCTCACCGCCGTCCAGCGCCAACTGCGCGGCGTCCTCCTCGGTCGGCACGAGGGCGATCATGGCACCGGTGTGGACATCAGCTGCAGACGTCAGCGTCGCGATAAGATCATCTACCTCATTCTCGGCGTTGAGCTCTCGAGCCTCTTCATCGGTGAGAATCTCATCGGGAAGCGTGTTTACGCACAAAATGCTTGTCACAGCTTCACTCCCAGATCTTCGGTGATCGGTGTTGGGTCAAGACCCAGCTCACGGTGTAGTGTTTCTCCCCAGACTACTACCCACGGCGGTCTCTTACTCCCACCCCAGTGGTAGAAGGCAAAGAGCTCAGCCTCAGCCTCCCGGTTGTTCTCCTTGGCGTAGGTGGACACCTCACCTACGCCAATGCCCTTACCGGGCGGTGGCATGTTGGCCGCGCGAGCAGCTTCCTTTGCGGTCTTAAGTGCCTTACCCAACGTAGAACTATCTCTCTGCCACAGCGAGACCAGTCCATCACCTTGGAGGAGAGCGTGTGCAAACTCGTGGGTCATCAACGACTGTACGTGACCTGTACCCGGCGGCCAGAGACCTATCTTTTCTGCCTTCTTAAACATCCCCTGCGATATCTTCGGATTCAAGCCGAGAGTCATAACACCGAATCGGTTGCGAACATACGCGATCGCGTTCTTATGGATCTTAGTCTCGGGCTCCTCCTTGGCGTATGTAGAAGAGTGCTCCACCGTGTCAAAGCTCACACCGTACCGGCGTGCGAAGAGATCGTTTACCTGCTGGATCTGGTCTGTGAGACCTGGGTTAATCTTAATTGCGCTAAGCTGCGGTTTAATGTTGTGACCGGTAACGGCGTAGCGGGCGTTCTGTCCCGGCGTAAGATTCTGTCGTGGGTCAACAACGCCGCTGATTTTCGCCGTGGGCTCTTCGCCCAGATCCATGGGTAGCGCGTCTAGCAGACCCGTTTCCGCCGTTGATATCGCCGCAGCTCCGCTGCCGGGCTCAAACCAGCGACCAGGCACCTTGGTGTCCTCGTACGCCGCCGTCTTCGTCAGCTGTGCGGTTTCCTGCCAGTCCTCGCCGTTGCGCCTCTCGACGACGAACTTCTTACGACTCGCGTCCCAGCGCATCCGGCGGTCACCGGCCTCGGCGACCACCGCGCCGTCCGCGTGCTTCTTGTAGATCACCGCGGGGGTGACCTTCTTAGCTGAGTTATCACCGATCTTCTGCCCAAGCGGGCCGCTAACTACCGGGACCTGCGCGGCCTCGTCACCGTCACCGGGTAGTCCATCACCACTCGTTCCTGGATCGGCTGACGAGTTGGCGTTGACTTGCGCTCGCTCTCCGTCACCTGCGTCATCTTCGGTTGCGGCTCCCTCACCACTCGGTACCACCTCCACGTCAAGTCTGCGACGGCCGTCCACCAGGCCGTGGTCCTTCACGATGCGCAGCTTCTGACCACGAGCGATGAGAATCTCAGCCTCATCATCGAGGTCGGACATCGTCAACGCCTGTGTGCCCTTGGGCACCGTTATGTGCATGACCGCGGCGGTCTCTGGCTTACCGAAGATGCTCTGGTCCGCCGCGAACTTCGTCGCTATCTTGCTACTCGCCGTGGTGGACAGGAACCCGTGCTCATCCCACGTGACACCAGTTAGGTCCTGGTCCCAGTCATCACCGAAGATGTCGCGGCCGTTTCTGATCCCACGAAAGACGAGAATGTCATCCTGCAGCTCGCTGCCCGCGAGTAGGCCGTCCAGCGCGTCGACGTGTTGCTTGACCGCCTTGGTGATCTTACCCGTGCCGCCAGCGTTGCGAAGATTGGTGTTGATGCTCTTATGACCGGTACCGACGTAGCTGTCGAGCGTCGCTATCTCAAGATCGGTGACGCCACCGGTCCACCGATCGGTGTCTGGGTCCCAGCGCACCTGCCTAGGTGGCGCCAGCAGCGCGTCGTTCTCGCGCAACGTCTTAGGGGCAGACGTAGGCACAGGTGGCGTTG